GGCGACTTTGTTACATTCAGCGGGGCTACTGCGGTTGGTGGTCTGACTCTAAATAACGAGTACCAGATTAGCCTCATTGATGAAGATTCCTATACTATTACTGCTGAGACTACGGCTTCCTCTACCGCTAACGGCGGTGGCACTGTTACTGCGGCCTACCAAATCAACACGGGTAACGAGATTGCTGTGCCTTTTACTGGCTGGTCTGCGGGTACTTGGGGTTCTGGCACATGGGGTTTTGGTGGTACTACTGATGCGCCTATCCGTCTATGGAGCCAAGCTAACTTCGGTGAGGACCTGTTCTTTACTTACCGTGGCGGAGCGCCTTTCTACTGGGATGCTAGCAACGGGGTAACGACTCGTGCGGTATACGTATCTTCTCTTGGCGGTGCGTCAGATGTCCCTGTCATAGTTAACAAGGCGTTTGTATCAGACATCTTCCGGTTTGCCTTTTGCTTTGGTGCGAACGATCTGGGTACTAGCGTACTTGACCCCATGCTTATCCGTTGGTCTGACCAAGAAGACGTAGCTAACTGGACGCCTGCCGCTACTAACCAAGCAGGTAGTCTGCGTTTATCTCGTGGTAGTGAGATTATTACAGCAATCCAAGCCCGTCAGGAAATTCTGGTTTGGACTGATACAGCCCTGTATGGCATGCAGTATTTAGGTGCTCCAGAGGTTTGGGGTGCGCAACTACTCGGTGACAACATCACAATAGCCAGTACTAACGCAGCAGTATATTCCGGTAATATTGCGTATTGGATGGGTACAGATAAGTTCTACCTCTACGACGGTACGGTTCAGACGCTACCTTGTTCAGTTCGCAGCTATGTGTTCAACGACTTTAATACGTCCCAGTATGCCCAAGTTGTTGCAGGTACTAACGAGCGGTTCGATGAGATTTGGTGGTTCTACTGCTCTGCCGAGTCTACCCAGAACGACCGCTACGTGGTCTATAACTACATGCAACAAATTTGGTACTACGGCACGCTATCGCGCAGTGCTTGGATCGACGCTGACCTGCGGGATAACCCCATGGCGGCTACGTACAGCAACAACTTGGTTACTCACGAAGTGGGCTACGACTGCCAAGAAACTGCTACACCCTTCCCGATTACAGCTACGCTAGTGTCCTCTGAGTTTGACTTGGACGATGGCGATAAGTTTATGTTTGTTAAAAGAATGTTACCGGACGTAACATTTGAGGGTTCTACGGCTGACAATCCTGCGGCTACGATGACTTTATCTCCTATGGAGAACTCTGGTTCTGGGTACAACAACCCGCTATCAGAAGGTGGTAACAGCAGCGCTACGGTAACTCGTTCGGCCACAGTGCCTATTGAGCAGTTTACAGGGCAGGTCTTTGTGCGGGTACGTGGCAGGCAGATGGCGTTTAAGATTGAGTCCACTGAATTGGGTGTGGCTTGGAAGCTAGGTATACCACGGTTGGATATGCGGCCTGACGGCAGGAGAGGCTAGTGGCAATAAGAGATAGGTTAGTACAAAAGGTCCAAACGCCTGCACTTCCTATACCTAGACCGGGGCCGCTTAAGCATTATCTGGATGACCTGAATAACATCCTGCGTCTGTTTTTTAACTTGCTAGCTAACATAGTTAATACCGTATTTGGAGAGTTAGGGGGTCGGTTTATTGACGTGCCCAATGCGTTATACTTCTCCACAGTAGATCAGCCTATAGCGGCGATAAATACAGGGCAAGTAGTTACGTTTAACCAGACATACTTGGAAAGCGGGTTTTCGATTAACGGTGCTAGCAATAGTCAGATAACTGCTGCGTACGCCGGGGTTTATAATTTTCAGTTTACTACACAGATTGCTAGTACTTCAGCTAACTCTAAAACGGTGTTTATTTGGATTGCAAGAAACGGGGTAGACTTAGGTTACACAGCAAAAGACTTTGTATTACAAGGTTCTAGCGACGTTAACGAAGCAACTTGGAACTTTAACTTAGATTTGACAGCGGGTGAGTACGTAGAAATGATATGGTCGTCTGATGGTATAGACGCCGCTCTTAACTCCGAGGCCGCAACTAGCCCCCATCCGGGCGTTGCTTCTGCTGTAGTAACAATTAACTTTATTTCGGCGCTACCTGAGACGCGCCCAACACCTCCTTAGGTGGAAGTATGGCAGACGAAGAATTTAAATTAGGTAATACTGATCGCCCTGAAGCCGTTATTGACTTAGAGGATTTAATTTCTTCTGGGTATATGGATTATGGGCTTGAAGCGAGATTATGGGATGAGTTTGCCCCCGAGTTTGGCGCGTTTGACCCCAATTCTCCAGAATTTCAAGCGGCAATGGACGAGCTAATAGCTTCTGGTGTGGCTAATATTCCTACAGGCGATTCCGCCAACCAAGATGTACAACTCCCAGATTGGCTAGACACAGTATTGGAATACGCTGGAGAAGCGGCTAAAGGTGCGGGAGCGGCGCTTGTTAATGTAGGAGGAAATATAGCTTCTACTGCCGCAGAGTTTTTGCCCGGAGAAGTGCTCGATGATTTTGCGAGAGACCAAATAGACAAGTACACCCAAGAGTTTATAGATAAGTACTTAGCTCCGGGCGAAGGGTGGGAAGATTCTACATTACGAGGTATAGCTGGCGGGGTTGCTACTACTGCTGGGTTTATGGCTATGGGTCCGGCGGCTATTGTTGCTGCTGTAGCAAATGCAATGGGAGAAGCCTCGGATAGAGCGCGAGAAGCGGGAGCAACCGAAGAGCAGCAAGACATTGCGATGATGGCAGGTATTATTCCGGGCCTTATGGAGACTATTCTTGGGCCGGGTAGTAAGCTACTTGGAAATACAGGCAGCAAAATATTTACGACAAAAGTAACTGACTACATACTAGATAATGTTCTAAACAAAGGCAAGAAAGTAACCATGGCTACGGTTACTGAAGCTATCGAAGAAGCTGCTCAAGAAGCCGCCCAAAACGTAATTGGCAAAACGGTATATGACGCTGATGTTGGTATTTTAAGTGGTGTAAGTGATGCAGCGACAGTTGGTGGTGGTTCAGGCGCAGTAGTTCAGGCTGTAGTAGAAGCATTAACTCCGGGTAAAACACGCAAGGCTACCTATATACCTAAAGGTACGGGCGACGCAGCTACAGTTACAGATCAAGAATTATTAACTGGTGATGGCAGTGTAGTAAGTACTCAGGGTCAGCCTGTTATCGGTATAGAAGGCGGTACGGAAGGCGCGGGGGTAGTACTCGACGAAACGAGAATACTAAAAGACCCAAATGCTGTGTACGACAGCAGGGGTAACAAGATATACGAAGGTACCATATACACTGTTTACGAAGACGGAAGTGTGTCTCGAACAGACGCGGCTACTGGACGAAATGTAGAAGCCGACTTAAACGACTCCGGAACCGTAGGAGAACTTCTTGAATCTGGCGCAGGTGACGTTATTTATGCTTCTGTGCGCAGGGGTGACACTAAACTAGAAACGGTTACGGGTGTTGCAGGTTCCGGTACAGTAGAAGGTTGGATTGCTAACAACGATCCCGAGTTATTAGAAAACAAAGACTTTGTAGGGACAATTTTTCAAGACCCATTAGACCAAGCAGACCTTATAGACCTTGTAATTGGGGATATTAACGCGCAAGTTGATGCAGGTACTTTACCCGCCGAGCGCAAACTAGATAAAAACTCCTCTATAGAAGAACTTTTAGAGGGTTTAGGCGACACTAGTGTTTATACCACGAACAGAGTGTTTGGGTACGCAGACGATGACGTTTTAGCCGATATTTTAAAAAATGCGGAAACGGATGAACTTAATAAGCTATTCGAAAAAGCAGATAAGAACATACTTGCTAATGCAGGAGATGTGTACGGAGATTTAGATGCCGATACTCAAGCTAAAATAGATTCAGTTCTGAGTACACGCACTTCTGGCGCTACTGGCGCTACTGGCGCTACTGACACTGATGACACTACGCTTAAACCCACTGACATCGTAGATACTACGGATACGTTTAATACTACTAGAGATACAGACCGTGCAGCTACTCTTGGCGGTGAAACGGTTACTTTAGGCTCAGACAGGGTTACTACTCTTGGCGGTGAAACAGTTACCTTGGGTGACGACCGTACAACTACTTTAGATACAAATCGGGTTGTGCCTACCTTAACTACAGGCCGTACAACTACTTTAGGTACAAATCGGGTTGTGCCTACCTTAACTACAGGCCGTACAACTACTTTAGGTACAAATCAGGTTGTGCCTACCTTAACTACAGGCCGTACAACTACTTTAGGTACAAATCAGGTTGTGCCTACCTTAACTACAGGCCGTACAACTACTTTAGGTACAAATCGGGTTGTGCCTACGCTTACTACTACGCCAACAATTACACCGACTATTACGCCAACTATTACACCGACTGTGACCCCCACAGCAATAACCCAAGCGCCTGATGAGTTGCCGGATACAGAAGATAAACCAGAAGATACAAGTGAAGAGTTAGCAAGTCTTTTAGGTCAAGGTATGCGCGGCGTAGCTACAGAACAAGCCGGTGTTGCTGATATAACAATGTTATACGACCCAAGCCTATCTCTTGCTGAGAACATGGCACGAATACTAGGTAAGAAGAAAAGCGAACAAGCTGATGCAGTGGATAGCGTACTAATGTACGGTGGTGGTATAGTACAACCCACTGATTTAAATGCCGAAATACGTAGAATTATAGAGGGCCG